GAGGCGAGATCGAGGAGTTCACGTTCTGCGAGGGCGATGCCATCGATGCGCCCTACCATGCGTTGGTATTCGGCGTAATCCTTTGCGCCTCCCGTTGCTAGATGATCGGCACCTTCGTTCATAAACTCACGAAGACGCTTCTGCAACAAAGCGGCGAGATCGGGTGCCTCCATCAAGACGCCGTGCGTTTGATATTGGCCCAATATTTTTTAGCTTGGTCTGGGTACATCCTGTCACCATCCAAGGTTACCAATGGAATGACCGGCGCTTTCTTGATTGTTACGCTGGGCATCTTGACGCGCCTCACGGTTGGCTTGCTGGCCTTTGCCGAGACGCCGCCCACAGAAACCTTCTGCTTGATAGACTTCCTTGCCATTACTCACCCTTTCCTTCCTTATCTATGAGAGCCTTGGCGATCTCGATCCCGAGACGCGCCCCTTCCATCTTTTCCTTTTCGGCAAGCTCGACGCCCTTGATCTCACCTTCGAGAACGTCGCCAGCGATCTTCGCGCCGATCTGAGCACCAACAACCCTCTCGGTGGATTCGATGCGCTCGCGCTCGCGGGCATCAGTCATGGCTGCCTTTTCAAGCTCGACATCTGCCTTGAGCTTGTCTGCCTTGGCTTTCCTCTGAACGTCCATCTCGCGGATCTCAAGCTCGCGCTGCTGCTGCTGCACGATGGGATCCTCTGCCATGCGCTGTGCTTCTGCCTGACGCGCCTCAGCGATGTCCTTCTGCAAGAGCTTCTCTGACGCTTGCGCAAGCAACCCTGCGAGTTGCTTCTCAACGTCGCGCGGGAGAGGCTCTCCCTCTGGCGGGAGGGGAGCGCCGAACTGTTCTTCGATCTCGTCCCTGTAGAGGAACGCCAAGTGCTGACGGATGTGCGATTCGGCTGCCGCCTGTATGGAAGGAGCCATAGGCGACTGTCGCACAAGCGAGAGGATCTTGGGATCCTGAAGGGCCGTCATGTGAACCGTGATGTGAGCCTTCTGGTCTTGATAGGAGAAAGCCTTGACGGGCTTCCCGTTGATGATGTTCTCGTTTTCGGTTACAGGGTCGATGGCCTTGATGTCGTCCTTGTCTGGAACGATCTTGTCGACATCCTTGAGGCCCATCGTTTCGAGCATCTGGCGGTGCAATTCAGGGAGGTCGTACATCTGAGGAGCCTGCGCAGCCAACTGTAGGGCAGCCTGATACTGCATCACCCTCTGCGCCATCGTGGTGGCGTTTGGATCGGACACCGGAATGATGTCTATGCGGTCGTCGAAGTCCTCAGCCCTGATACCGCCTACTTCGTAGTCGTAAGCCTCAGGAAGATATTCCTTTATCAATGCCGCGAGGATGGAGAACTCCTTGCGCATGGATGCGTGAAGTCTCGCCTGCACAGCAGACATCACCTTCATGCCGCGTTCTATAATCGCGAGGGTCGTTCCGACAGGGGCTTCATTGTTCATGTCGCTGACCTTCATGTCGGCCAGCGAAGCGAAGCGCCTCCCTTCCTCCACAATGTTCCCCAGCAACTGGTAGAGAACAGAGCTAGGCTCCTTGTAGGGAAGGAAGGTTATGTTGTCCCTTATCGCGCCACCGGGAACATCCACATCCCTGAACTCTCCCGGCATGATGGGGGTTTCGTCTCCCTTGATCCTAAGCCCCCTCGACTTGAGACCGGCAGGAAGATTGGAGAGCGTCCCGGCATCGACAAGCTGACGTAGTATGGAGGTCGCAGATTTAGTCAGGCCGCCGATGCAGTGGATCAACCCGTATCCGTAAAAACCCAATGATGGCAAGTACTTATAGTGAACGAAGTGAAGCATCTTCTTTTTGAGTGGGTCGTCTTCCAGCCAATTCCTGTAGACCGACAGAACCTTCCCAGAGGACTTGTCTATAGTCACCACATAGGGCAACGCGATGCCCGTAGGCTCGCCATCCTTAGTGTCCTCGAAATCAGCGATGTCAAGATTGGCGTGACATTCAAGAAGAGTGAACCTGTCGTCATACTCGAAGGCGGGTCTCTCTCCCTGCAAGCTATTGTATTGCTCCTGTATCTTGGTGTAGTCGGGGGCGGGTTCCCCGAGATTGATGTCTCGATAGAAGCCAGCTACCTGAAGTTTGCGCACCTCATTCTTGGTCTTCTTCATAACATGGGTGTATCGCGCGCAACTCATCAAATCGGCAGCCCCATAAGAAACCACGAGATCCTCTGCCGGAACAAAGGCTGCGGTGGGCCTTCCCATGTCTATGTCGTAATAGATCTTCTTGAAGGCGCTACCCGCCAACGGCAACGCGAACAACATGTTCTCGTGCTCGCTGCGGTAGTCTGGCATCCCTTCGGTAAGCTGGTAGTTCATTTCCTCCTGAACGCGGAGGGCCTGCTTTTCCTTCTCGTCGTTTAGTTCTCCGATGATCTGCGTCTTCACCGGACCCTTCGCGGGAAACGTCTCCATGATGGACTGAGCCTGAAAACGTATCACGGCCTCAGACAAGACTGGATGGAAAACGCCGCACGCACCCGGCCAAGGGATGGTTCTCTCTTCGATCTTGAGACCGAGGAGATCAAGCCCCTTGATGTAGGTTTCCTCCCAGTCGCTCCTCGAATTTCTGTCTGCCTCGAAAGCCCCCATCAACTCAGAACGAACATGCGACAGTTCGTCCTCTTCGATGTGCTCCGCGAGATTGGCGTCGTGGGCGGTTGCCTCGGTGCCCTCGCTCTCTGGATCGAAGTCGATGACCATGCCGCCGTCTGGCGTTTCGATGGAGATGGCCTCTGGATTGACGACGGCTATCTCGATGGCTTCTTCGGTGCCCCCGCCAATTCCCTCAAGTGCCCTGTCAATCGCCATGTGTGTCCTTTAATAAAATTCTTCGTAGCGCGGTGGTATCCACTCGTCATCCTCGTCTGATGGGTTGCGGATGAAACCACCCTGCCTGAAACGCAACAACGCCTGCGTCGAGCTATCTACGAGGTCGTCGTGATCTCCCGAGGGGAATGACGCGAACTCTTCGATGACCTCTTCTGCCCACCGCGTTTTGGGTGCCCACACCATTCCAGAAGCAAACATGTCTGCGACGGCGTTGACGCGGGCTATCTTGTCGTTTCCCTTTGATGGAGTGAACTCTGAGACGGGTATTCCCATCTGCCTCAACTCGAACACCAAGGGCATTCCAGAAGCCTTTCCCTCGACGATGAAGGCATCTGGGTCTGTGTCCTTCCACATCTCGAAGGCGCGCTTCTTGAGTTCTGGAAACTCAAGCCTCTCCTTGTACGAATCGACGAGGATGATGTCCATCCTGTCTTCGTCCTCGTTGAGGAAGACGCCCCATGTAGTGCACGCTGAATAGTCTGAGCGCTCAGTCTTGAGGAATGCCGTGTCCCAAGACTGAATAACGAACTCGCAGTGTGGAGGCTTCTTTTCCTTCCACTCCTTCCACCACTCCCTTTTGACGAGAGCGCCCTCCTCAGAAGTTGGATCCTGCTGATATTGCGCTGACCACTTTGAGAGGGGCAACTCAGAGCGAAGGGCCTCAAGTTCTGTAATGCCCCAATACTCCGGCCACAAGGGATTACCAGAGGGCATGATGGCGGGAAGCTCTATAACCTCCCACTCGTCAGAACCCATCCTCTTGACAGAGTTGTCGATAATCTTTCCGGTGAGGTCTCTCTTAGACCACCTCGTCATCACGACGATGATGGCACCTCCCGGCTGAAGTCTTTGGCGAGGCCCTGAAGTGTACCATTCATACACCCTATCGAAGACCTCTGGGTTGTATTGTCCCTGCGCTGCATCCTGCTCTGAGTGGGGGTCGTCGATGATGAGGATGTCTGCACCCTTACCCGTGACCGCGCCGCCAACGCCGATGGCGAAGTACTCGCCACCCTTGTTGGTGTTCCATCTTCCGGCAGCCTTGCTGTCCGATTGCAATCGCGAATCGGGGAAGATGTCCTTGAACTCCTTATTGTTGAAGAGGTTACGAACCTTCCTTCCGAAGCCCACCGCAAGCTCTGCGGTGTGTGCCGTCTGGATGACCTTTTTATCTGGATACTTCCCCAAGAACCATGCCGGTAGGAGATAAGAAGCGAACTCAGACTTGGTGTGCCTCGGGGGCATATTAACAATGAGGCGCTTTAACTTTCCCTCAGCCACCCTCTCGAAGGCATCAGCCATCGTGGCGTGGTGTTTTCCCTCTATGAAGGGGGGCCACACAGACTTGACGAAAGTCAGGAAACTCTTGTGGCTCTTCTCTCTTTCCTGAGCCGTCTCGTATTGCTCTACAAGATCGAGAAGATCGCGCTGCTCATTGATGGGGAGCGCCGCGATCTGATCGTGCAGGGCGACGGCAGTTTGCATTCTAGATAATTATCCCCACCGCGAGGCCGACGATGAAACCGCCGATGATGCATTTGTAGTGATCGGTGAGGTACTCGAATATTACAGCCATGTCAGAACCTTCAAGCCAATTGCCAGAATTATCAGAACGGCGATCATCACTTCAAACCAGTTCCGAAAAAGAGGCGGCTCCCGTGGGGTTGGGGTTCTGGGCACCTTTCACCTTGCGGAAGCCGCCTAGTCAGGGAGGAGTATCACAAACCGTAGCTACATCTAGCCGCAACTAACGGGAAGTATACAATACCTACCCCTCTTGACAGGGGTGTGTCAACTGTTTGTGAAGCTCTTTTCCTAATTGAGCATATCCACAGATGTCATCCCAGTGGTCATCTGTGTAGTCACCACAGGCAATGCGCGCGATCTTGTGGAGGATATTGATGGCAGCGAACTCGTGAGGCTCTATCACGCCCTGTGTTGTCTTGTGGGCGATGAAGTCCATGACGAGTTCCCCAGCGAGACGGAAGGTCTTGTTGGCATCTCCGTGGGTTGAGGATCTAAGGGAAAGGAGACGCTGTACGTCTTCGTTGTCGCAAAGATCGACCATCTAATGAATGGAGGTTATCTTGATGTCCACTCCCCCAACGTCGCCATTGTCTGGGTGTAGGTCTGATTCGTCAGTGGGAAGATACACCAACACCTGACATGCGCACTTTGGACAGTGTAGGTTGGTGACCATGAAGTAAACGATGCCGTCTTCTTCCTCGCAATCGTGATCTCCACCCCATATCAACTGTGTCTTACAATGCCAGCAATTCACGATCTCCCTCCCCTGCAACGGCTCCACATCCTGCGCCACAACCAACCATCCGCCATTGCAACCTTACGCGCAACCCACCTCATCAAAGATGAGTGCCACAACCAATGACGATACACCCTCAATGGGCCATTCCAATGTTGGGAAGGATGAGATCCTGCTCCATGCCCGTACTGATAGCACACACTTCCCTAGATGGGAAAGTGACGAACAATCCCCAATTACCAGTCTTGTGGTTACGATGGAGGGTGATGACGTTTTGATACTTGTTC